TCACGCCTGCTTCCTCTTCAAGATCGTCAGTACCGGTCCACGCGAATCGGTTGCTGATACCATGTTCGCAGCTTCAATCAGATGCCCGAGTTCAGCGCCCGAGTAGTGACTGGTGATGCTGCCGTTCTTGTGGCCCAGAAGTGCCTTGCGGTCTTCCTCGGTGACGCCTGCTGCGCGTAGCCGACGGCCAAATGTGTGTTTGAGGTCATGAATCCTGATGGATGCATAACCTGGGTGAGCGGGGCGAAGGTTTTCCTCCTGCCAGAGTTTCGCCGCTCTCACCCGCGCCTTCTTCCAGGCCGAGTCGTTCATCCGGTGCATCGCGCTGCCGTTGTAAGGGAAAACCCAGTCCTTGCTCAGGCCGCGCTGCTGTTCGATGATCGACTTCGCCACGTTGTTGAGCACGACCAGTCGCTCATCACCGTTTTTCACTCCAGACCGTTCGTGTCTCCCGCCAAAATCTGCCGGTATCAGGAAAACACTGGTCCCGAGTTCCGGTACCGAAATCTCCCAATCCCATCTCAGTTTGCAGACTTCCTGCTCCCGCGTGCCGGTGTTCACTTTGAACAGCGCCATCGTTTGCAGGTGGGCCGGCAATTCCGCAAACAGAATTGACTGCTCCTGCCAGGACATCGGGTACGGCTTCCGGCTCGACTTCTTCTCTTCCAATTTCGTGAGCATCGGCACGCTATCCAGCCACGGCCTGCGCTCATCGTCTCGCCACTTCCTGGCACACAACGATAAAACCCGAACCACACGCTCGATCGAGATATTCACCGTTCTGTTGCTGACACCTTTCTTTACCTTGCCGTCCTCAAGCTTCTTGGTCGCCAGCCTGTCTTTGATGAAAGGCACCAGGGCCTGATCGTCAATGTGGGTCAGCGGCATGTCGCCAATGAACGGGTCAAGCTGAGAAAGGTGGTGCGCTGAAAGCTTGATTGAAGGCTGATCCTTGAATTCCAGCAGGAAGCGAGTCGCCGCCTCCCGCCAGATCCTCACCTTCTTTACGCCGTACACCTTCTGTTGCCGGATCTGCTCCAGCCGGTAGATCAGGTAGCGTTCCGCTTCTTCCCGGTCACCAGTTCCAGTGCTTTCGTAAAGTCGTTCTCCGTTGATTTTCTTGTCGATATGCCAGATGCCTTTCCTCTCGGAGAGGCCTGTGATCGATTTTCGCGCCATGATTTATCTCCTTTCAGGCGCTCGCTGCGGGGCAATTGTTGCTCCGGGGCGCGTTTTTTATCAATTGCTTTGGCCTCGACGTATGCCGTTGCCCAGTCATCCAGTTCCTGCCGGTCGAAGCCGACACCGCGCTCGCCGATGGGGAACTCGCTGACATAAGGGCGCACGGTTTTGTCGAACTCGGCGCGACACATGCCCAGGTAGATAGGCGCGGCGCCGGCACGGATGAAGCGGGGGAGGATGCTTTCGCGCCGGGGCCGGGAGGGCGCCTGCGCCAGTTCTGCAGACATAAATGCTCCATGCCGCGCGCGGCGGCAGAAGGTGAGTAGGTAGAATTCTGATGAAGGGTGTGAGGGATGTTTTGAAGGTGGGCTACGGTTTATTGGTTCATCTCGCCAGTTGCGTACACGCTTTCTCCCCTGAGGTGACTGGCGGGGTGAACCCTTACCGCCGCGGCCCCTGGTCGATGAGCCAGAGCATGTCGAGCGGCGCTGCAATAGGGATGATCATGGCGTCACCTTTTCCTGATCCAAGTCTTCAGCGCTGATCGTGAACGTCTCGATGTTCTTGACGCGGTAGAACGTGCATTCGCAGTTCTTGCGAGCCCAGGCGTCGAGAAGGTCTTCCAGTTCTTGCTTGGCATCGGCGCTGACGTTCGGAAAATCATCGGCCCATTCGCCCAGGTCGCTCGATGCCGCGTTATTTGCCATGGCATCAATCACAGCGTCCGAATCGACGAACTCGGCAGGATCTGCATAGTGGATTACGCCTCGTTGGCACTCAGCACCAGGTGCGAGCTCATCGTTTTGGCTCAGGAACGAACACCAGTCAGCAGTCCATTCCTCACCATTGTTGGAGTAGGCGTATTCAATGCCGGCCGAGACGACGGGCAAAACGTATTTTTCAGGCATGACTTCGTCCTTGCCGCTATGGCGGCTGACTTTGAAGGGGGAGGGCTGTTCTTTTGTGGGGATTATGCGAAGCTCTGGCTCGTTGCCAGCATCAGGTCAAACCGTTTACAAGAATTGAATATTACGAAGCTTCTTGAGTTTCCAATCTAATGGATGAGGGGTGTCTTTATGATCAAAACCGTATCGAAGGTTTTAGCTGTTGGTGCGTTGTGCCTTGGTGCTGCTGCTTGTTCTACTATTGATGGGCTTCAACCCACTGATAGTGGGGTGACCGTTGAAGTGCGAAATAAAACTTACAACGAGGTGTGGAAGTCTTCGGTGAGTGCTATGAGCTCAGGTTTGGCCATTGTTGAAGTAAACAAAAGCGCTGGCGTCATCAAATCCGAAGCACCCGCCGGAATGGCCACTTGGGGGGAGGTAATCGGTTTGTTTGTCACTCCTGTCTCGCCATCCGCAGATAGTTACTCGATTCGAATCGTCAGCAAGAAGCGTTCGACGTATCAAATTACCGGCCAGGATTGGGCGCCGTCTATCGCTGCTCGCGTACGGGCGGACTTAGACGCAGAGTAATTTGCTCACCCTGCAATCTCCATCGACACCAGATCATGGGCATTCGCAGCCGTCTGCCCATGCTGCCGGAAGACGGGAAGGGCGCCGGCCTGCTCTCGCACTGCGCGCATGCCTTCCTCGTCGTAACCCCAGATGTTGCTGTCGTTGAATCGTTCAGGGCCGAGATAGCCCCGGTGCAGCGGCTCACCGGTGCGGATGTATTCGCGAAAGCCTTCGACCAGGCTGCGGAGGGTGCCGCCGTGACTGAACCCTCGCCACCGGCCACCCCAGTTCGTTTTGTGCGTGAAGATACGCCGAGCGCTGTAATCGTCGATGAACCATACTTTGCCCCGTTGATCCACCTCCATGCTGGCGTAACGATCCGCGACTTGATTGAAGAAGAATCGCCGGCCGTGGGCGCCAATGATTCGGATTGCCTGGTTGACGTGCTCGACGCGTTTGCGCTTTATCCACATGCTGTTTTCCGAATAGCGGCAGCCGCGATACTCCGGTTTCGGCTCGTAATCAGTTGGGCGGATCACGCAGGCCAGCAGTTGGGCCCAGGTGTCGGCGTTGTTTGGTAGGCAAATCCCAAACTCTTTGGTGTCGTACTCAACCTCACAGGAAAGCCGTTCCAACAGGTCAGCAGGGACCGCGATGTTTGAGCAGCCGCTGTTGTAGTAGCCAAGGTGCTCGAGCACTCGATCTTCTTCGTAGTGGCCGGCGCTGCTCAGCATCCAGCAGTAGCCGCTGTCATCTGTCCTCCAGAGGGTGATTGCTTTGTGGCGGCGGTGCGTATGCTTCAGGCTAAGCACGATGAGCGTGCCTGCCGGTTTGTTTTGTGTGGGCATGGGGCGTCCTCATTGCTATATTGCTGCAGTTTTGTTGAGAGGGCTTGCGTCGATTATCAGTGCGAAGTCTATTGGCGTTGTTTTGTGTTTGTAGAATGCTCAATAAGTGAGTTCATGAAATCTATTACAGCAATTATTGAATGGTTTGGTCCCTATGATTTTGCTGGAGCCAAGGAGGCGATGGCCAAAGATTATGGAGATGGGCTATATATGTTCGTTGGGAAACTTGCCGGAGAGTCTAGATCAAAGCTTCAGTATGTTGGGATTGCAAAAAATCTCAGGTCGAGACTAAACGCTAGGCACCCTATACTTGCGCAATTTTTAGCTGAGCACCCGAGTTATAAAGGCTTGTGGTTAGGTGAGGTTGTTTCCCCTCGGACTCCTGGTAAGAAGCTGAAGGCAACCGATCAGATGCTTGATCTCGCAGAGTGGGCCCATGCGTATTTTTTGCAATTGCCATTGAATACTCAAAAAAGGAAGACGCCGCCTGAAAGGTCTATAGTTGTTTACAATCGATGGTGGAAAACGGATTACCAAACGCCACATTCCGTTCGTCCTAATGGAGCCTGGCCCGATTTAATTGATTGGGTGGGGGAGGACTATCCAGTTAAGCTGGCTTGGTTTGGCGGAAAATTTATAAACAAACATGCTGAAGAATTCATAACTCCGAACCCATGAAAGCTTGGTGTGTTTAGATTGTGCGATTTTTTGTGGTGGTCATTTAGTTCCTGCGGATGCAAGGCCATGGTCGTGGCCTCGATGACCTAGCAGACCGAACCGTAAGTCATAGGCATAGAAAGGCCTCGCCGGTATATTCGGTTTTTTTTGTTGGGATCGGAGTATGTATGGCGTTCAAAGAGCCAACAGATACGGAGTTACAACGCAGCTTGAATATCGCTTGGGGTCTTGTATTTCTCGCCGTCCTGGCACCGATTCTTTCGGTTTTTTTGCCTTACCCGCACGCGCAAGATCTGGATCGTGGGGGATGGTTTGGTCGAAGCGGTGCCGTTACTACTGTATTCGCCATTCTGGCGGAGGGCGTTTTAATCCGGGCCAAGCTTTCTATCACTCCTGTCGGTTTTGGATGGGAAGGACTACAGGAACAGCGCGATAGGTTTATTCCAAAATTCAATAATCCAGAGTGGATCATTTTCTCGCTCACCATTGTCGGAACACTTATCTGGGCATACGGTGATCTGCCATTCAAATAGCGATCAGCGCAATAGGTGAGTGTGGGTCATGCCGCGAGGCGCTGGTAAAGTTCGATGATGTCGGCGGCGTTGGCGCTGACCAATGCCTCGGCCTCATCCGGACAAACGCTGTTGCCGATCAGCCGAACCTGGTCCGTTTTATTGATGTCGCGCCATTCTTCGGCGCCGGTGACCGGATCGACAAACAGACCGCGATCGATGATGTAGTCCTTGTCGAAGCCTTGGGCTGCCTTCAGCTCCGGCGGCTGCAGCATGCGCAGGGTGATATCCACCAGCACATAGCCGCCGACCATGACGAGGTCCGCCGGGTCTTTGAAGTGCTCCGGCAGATGTTCGTGCATGAAGGCGGCGCAGCGGCGCGCACCTTCCAACTGCTTAGGCGTCAGCGTGTCCGGCACCTGCACGACTTCGACCAGCGCAACCCGGTCCTTTGTCGGCAGGGTATGCATCGGCTCGGTGAGCGAAATGCCGTCCTTCTCGTTGCCGTAGTACTTCACCAGGTAAGCGTTTACCAGTCTCTGGTTGGCGCCGGATTGGCAGATAGTCGAGATCGGGTCGTAGGCCGAACGGCCGTCGCCTTTGTAATACCCGCCATTCGCCTGTTCGAAGAACGCAGCGACGACACCGTGTCGCGCGGCACCGGCCAGCACGGTCTGTGTTGGCTCGTCCGGCGAGCTGCCGACGGCGTTCTGCCCGAAGGCCGTCATGTGTGCGGCAACCATCGCGAAGTGGCCGCCTTTGACCTGGGCGACCTGCGTGCGCAGTGGCTCTTGCGCGTCGAAGTTGCGTTGAGATGAGCCGTTGGCGCACTCGGTGAGGAACGGCGCCGCCACCGGCTGCACCAATGCGTGATGCGTGCCGCCCGCGCTGATGGTCGATAGCGCCTCGTCGACGCCGTGGGTGCTGGTGTGTGCTTCCGATGTGCCGCGCATTGGGACAATGAAAGGCTTCGCGCTGGTCAGTACATGGCGCCAGCAACCTTTTGCCACGCGGCGCATGGTATTCACCGCCATCGGCTTGTCACGGAAGATCGTGCGACCCAAGTTGCTCCAGTCGATGCACTCGGCGGCGGTGCGCCATGGCTGCTGTTTCGCCGTCGGCACTTTGTGGCGCGTTGGCGCTGGCCAGACGATCGCCTTGCCGTCACTGCGTGCCACCAGGTAAAGGCGTTTGCGGATCGTCGGAGTACCGGCGTTTGCCGCGATGCGCTCGCGCCATTCGACGTTGTAGCCGAGCCCGCGCACCAGCGCTTCCACCGGAACGAACTCGCCGATTGATTCGAGGATCTCCGGCATGTCCGGGTGATCAGCAGTCAGCCCAGTGCTGAGCGCGGCAATGAATGACTTGAAGGTGCGCCCGCGCTCAGCCTTGATTGGCTGGCCTTCCTCATCGATCGGCCCCCAGTCGCAGAACTCTTCAACGTTCTCCAGGAACATCAGGCGCGGCCGGGTTGCGTGTGCCCAGCGCACCACTACCCAGGCCAGGCCGCGTACCCCGCGATCACGCGGTGCACCGCCCTTGGCCTTGCTGTGGTGGCGGCAGTCCGGCGAGGCCCAGAGAATGCCGACCGGCTGTCCACCAGTAGCGTGTACCGGGTCCACCTCGAACACATCGGCTACGTAATGCGCGGTCTGCGGGTGGTTGGCGCGGTGAACAGCCAGGGCGATAGGGTTGTGGTTTACCGCGACATCCGGCTCCCGGTACGCCCGGGCTATCCCGGTGCTGGCGCCGCCACCACCGGCGAACAGGTCCACAACCAGTTCCTTTTCGAATGGCAGGCCCATGCTTGGCTGACGGTTGATGAACTGGGGTAATTTCTGTTCTACGGACATAGAGGATCCTCGCCGGCTGGCGTGTTATGGGTTTGTGGGCTATTTGTTGATGGCCATGTATGAGACTGGAACAAGGAGATGCGAGATGGCCGATTACGAATGGGTAGACTCTGAATTATTCTTTGATCAGCGCAGGGGGCATATGAGAGTTAGGCCGCTACCTGGCCAGAAGTACCCACCAGACATGGTCATCGAGTGCGATAAAAGCTTCAGGGAGAAGCATCCGGCCGGGTCGAAATTCCGTTTGATGGTGAAAGAGAAAAAAAAGAAAAGCGCTGACTGCAGAACTCATCTTTATTCTCGGTATGACTGGGGTGCGATGCCGATTTAACGTCCGTTCAGGCGCGCTCGCCGAGATCCAGTCCTATTTGACTGACCCGATCGACGCAGGCTGGATTTAGCCAGATACATTCCGTTCGACTCGCAGTGCCACGCCCGGCAGATATGCGTGCGGAGGTGCTGTAACTCGCCCAGCCTGGAAGAAGCTCGGAATATAAGTCGCTCGGGTAGCCCGACAGCACAACCATTCCTTCCAGCTCGAGCAAAACGCCGAGCAAATCTCGGTGTGCGGAGTCGTCCATTTCATGCTTGTAATACCGACCACTCGATGCACCTTTGTATCTGGTGTCGTGCACGTATGGTGGATCGACGTAGTGCAGCGTCTGCGCTCCATCGTGGGACTTGATCACCTCGAGCGCGGGCCTGTTCTCGATGAGTACGCCGCTCAGGCGCTGGCCAACCTCGGCAAGCTGCTCCGGGTATGTTGCCCAAAGTGACTGGGCTGTACCGTATTGCCGCTTCGTGTCAATTCGAAATCCGGTGACTCCCTTGGTGGCGCCGGCGGATCCGAAGCCCATCTGGGCGCGAATGATCGTTCTGCGAGCACGCTCGATCGGCTCGGTGCTCGGCTCCCAGGACAATTCGAACTCTTCGCGGGAGTAGGGCGTGAACACAAGCCGTTCGGTAAGTCCCGATCGCGTGACCGGATCCTGCAGGACGCGGAAGAGGTTGACTATGTCGCCGTCTAGGTCGTTGTAAACCTCTGCGTACGATCGAGGCTTCTGCATCAGCACGCCGGCGGCGCCTCCAAATGACTCGACGTAGCAGGTGTGCGGAGGGAAGTGTTGCAGCACCCACGGCGCAAGCCGGAACTTGGCACCGTGGTAGCGGATGACCGGTGCGGTGATGGTCATAGGTGATTTTCCAGGCAGGCGCCAGCCTCGCCGGCTGGCGTGATTCGTTGAAGTGGGGTATTTGTGTTCGGTCTGGCATGTAGCTGGATAGGGGGTAATTCGATGCTTTATCGTGGCGAATGTAAGGCGGTACATGATGCAAACAACGGGAAAATTTTTCCCAAAAATATGCACGGTGAAAAAGAAGTGGTGGCACGTATGGATGGTTGCATCCGTATGGATGGTCGGTTCACATTGGGGCCAACAGAAGCCAATAGAGTTGCAGCACACCAGGTTGATACAGGGTTGTATGGCGGCTGCTCCGTTTCCACAACACGTTCTTACGACGAGGCTAAGAAATTTGCTTTGTCTGGCGATGACCTCGGCGTCGTTTACTGGATCGATGACGAAAGATTCCAGGCATGCGGCGTTGTAGCGATCACTCCAGAAGATCCCGCTGTTCCTAGTGAGCAAGAAGTAACAATTCGTGCAGCCGACGGAGGCGAAATTCCAGCAGAGTTAATAATTCGTGTTGAGTTTGTTGAACGACTTTAACCCAGCTGCCAATGTCAGCTCTGAGCAGAGATTTAGACCAGAGTCACGCGCACGACTCCGTGACCGGGTGCCTGTTTTAGCCGTAGGGCTCTATTGATGGTTGCACCGGTGATCGTGAGCTGAGTACTCTCAGCATTCACTAAACGAGGCGTTGAACATGAGCAGCCGTCAACTAGAAGAAGCGCAAGAATATCGCCGGAATGAAATTCTCGGTGACCATATCGGCCTATCTGCTGATGAGGTGGCTGAGTACGTGACGGACATTCAGGAGCAGGACAACGGCACCGGCTTGGTGATCTACTTCTCGATCGCGATTCCACGAGATGTCCGCGACAAGGTTGATGGGCTTGGTGAAAATCTCTATCTCAACACTGGACCAATCGACTTCGATGAAGAAGACGAGGAAGACCAGTAAACAGAGCTAAATCTGTTCCACGCCCGTCTTTGCAAACTCTTCCAGCTGTCGCGACCACTTTTCAGACACAACGATTTCAGGTCGCGACATGCTTGCGAAGCGAGCGGACTCATCGGCAGGCGCTGCGGCCAGGTTGATCAGAAACGTCGATACCGTTTCCTGCCATTCCTCGAAGTCGTGGCGCTCGCCGAGCACCTGAAGCGCATCATCGAGTGCTTTCGACACAATCAGCGACCGCTTCTCGGCGCCGATCCGGTCCAGCAAAGCTTTCTCCTTGGCGCGCTTGTCCCGCTGAATCTGCGCATTGTCTTTGGCCATGACCTGCCTCTTCAATTCCGTGGGCCGATAGATCCAGCCATGTCTGCCGTCGGCGCTGGCGCACCTGGTTGTTGATGCGCCTCATGCCGCGACCTTGATTTGATGCCAAGCGCCGGCGGCGTAGAACAGCTTCGCGGCCTGGGCTTCTTCGAGCGTTACCTCGGCGGGAACGGCGATCCATCCAGAAGCAACCAGATGGTTCGGGTTGCAGCTGTTCCGCAGATTCAGGTAGTAGTGCTCGATGGCATCAGTCAGGCGTTCGACCTTGTAGATACCCTCCGGCGATATCTCCACCGACTTGACGTACTCGACGCCGCGTTCGTCCCGGCACATGACACTGAGGTAGATCGTCCAGTGGTAGGTGAAGTCGAACAGGGCATTGGCAATCGCCAGGCTGCGGATCTGACGGCAGCTCTTCCAGTTCGCCATGATCTGCGAGCCGCTTGGGTCTATGTTCACCACCGCGACGTGGTTGCTCCGGAGCAGTGCCCGGCAGCTGCGTTCTGCGCGGGCGAAGCCGTTATTCGGTTTCCGTTTGCTCATAGCGCCTCCGCGATTTTCCGCAGCGCCTTGCGCTCAGCCGCTGAAATGGCGGGGCGCCGGCGTTTGAGGACGGTTTCGGGATCGATCTTTGCGGATCGTTCGGCAGGTGGTGGATTGAGCTGAGCAGGTTCCGCTCTGGTGAAGCGCCCGCCGGCCGCTAGGTGCTGTTCGACCTGGCTGGAAAGCTCCCGCGCTTTATCGCGCCGGAACTCGATGTCGTATTTCAGGTTGCTGATCATGCTGGCCACCTCATTAGTTATCAGGCACTTAAACGGTAGGCTTGGGCGCGAGCTCGGTCCGCGACCTCATCAACCATGCGATTCAGTTCCAGATTGAACTGGACGAGCTCTTTGTGCAGGTTGGCGATGTAGTCTTCGTCGCGGTAAATCGTCTCGATATAGAGCTGACACTCTTCATCTTGGCGAGAATCGAACGACAGGAAGTCCCACCATTTCCGGCCAGTAACGAACATGCAGCCCTGCACTTGAGGCATATGTTCCTCGGGCATGCCTTCGAGCCATGTCCGGACGTGAATCGCCTCATTGAAAGGGCACTTCGACTCGGTGCCTCCGTCATCGTTGATCAGCCCGTCAGGCGAGCAGCCGAGCCAGTCGTACTTCGGGTGAACAATGAATTCCGACGGCATCACGATGTTGCCGGTAAGCATCTCGTAGGCGTCCTGAGCCTTCTGTTCTTCGGTGTGACCCCACTTCAGGGAGGCGCTGCTGACGTTGTGCTTGGACTTCTTCGCCAGTCGCTCGAAGCACAGCTCGCGCATGTATGAGGTACGAGCCCCCATAGGTTCACGCTTCCCGTTTTTGTCAGCCTTCCCCCATGCCATCACGTCTTTAAACCGGCTGGCTGTCACTCGGCCTGATCGGTCGGCATGCCATTTCTCTGTACCCTGAAGTTCCGCCCTCAC